GGTTCATACTGTGTAGGCATTCTCATTAATAAATCAGCCATAATATTTTTTTTAATTTAGTTTATTCTTTATTTGATAAATATATCGTTATTAATTTTTTTCTATTTACTTTAACAATTTTAAAAATTATTCTTCTAGAAAAATATTACATATTAATATTCTTTTTTTTCTCCTCCTTTAGTTAAATATAATTTTACTGGATTTTTTTCATATTCCTTTCCTAAAAATTCAGATGATGATTTAATATTTCTTTCATCATCATCTGAAAAACCAATTTTTAAGTATTCATCAATAAACAAATCTATATCTTCTATTGGTTCATCCATTGATACGTCATTTTTAAATACAGGTCTTAAATCCGACAATTTCATATTTGGATTTTTCTTTAAAATTATTTGAACCAAATCTTTTGCCTGTTCTTTACAATATGAGACAAATTCTTTTAATGCTTTGTTTTTACCTTCTTCAGGTGATTGAGCAGACCCTTCACCATAAGTTACAGGGTGGAATTTACATTTATCTAAATATTCTATAATAGACGCATTAACTTTTGGTTTTAATTCATTTTCATTTAATGAACTTAACTGATCATATGTTTGTAAACTTTCTTCTAGTTTTGATTTATTAAGTCCATTTTTACTAGCTAATATTAAATTTAAAACCGATTCTTTTAAAGTTTCAGGGCTGTGACCTCTTGCTGTAATAATCGCAAAAATAGATCCGTTATTAACACATTCCACAAAATCATTCCATGCAGGTCCTACGGATGCCGTCATTGAATCTATTATAAACATTTTGTTACCGGGAACAGTAAAGTTTCTAAATGCGTTTTCAGCAAGTCCTACAATAGTGGTCCCTTTATATGTAAAAGGTTCTTTACCTATTTGATGTCTATGTTCTGCAAAATCTTCAGTCCCCATAGGAACTTCTTCTTCATTTTCAGAAAGACAAATAATTTTAGTTGGCATAAACATTATATTGTCATCCCAATCAAATGCGTAATATTTTAGATCGGGTCTAACATCTCCTGATGGACCTGTTTCTAAACCTTCTACTAATCTTTTTTTAATCTGATTATGTATATGTTTTTTTATATTCATTTTTTTGTTAATCTTGAAATTAATTTTTCAAATTGTTCTTCAGTGATAACAATGTGTTGTTTCTTTTTTGAAAAAGTTTTAGGGTCAGATAAATTAATCCCTAATGATTCTTTGATCAATTTTTTTTCTATTTTCATAACTTTATTTTTTATATAAATATGCAAATGGGAAGTATTTCTACTTCCCATTCACAAATCATTTAATTTTTTAGATATTGTCAAATGATGCACCTGTCGGTGTAATCACAAATTCAATGTCTATATATTCTAACGCTCTTGTTGGTTTTAAGAAAATTTTACCTGTTAATGTGTTAGAATCTAAATCTTCAGGTGTGTTTGAAACCGTTACTCTAAAGTCGATCAAACCTCTGTCTCTTCTAATTGAATCTAAAATTGGATTCACTGAGTTCAAGAAATCTTGTCTTACTTTATCGTCATTTTGTTCAAATAGTAACCTTACCGCCACTGCTGAAATTAGTTTTCTTGCTTGTAGTAACAATCTTCTAACATTAATTCTATCAAGTGCAGATTCTCTAATTTGTAAAGTTTTGTTACCCCAAATTACCGTACCAACATCTGAGAAAGTTGCAATTGGATTAATTCTACCTTTATATAAAGTATCTCTATCGTCTTGTGTTAACTTTTTACGTGCTCTGATTGAATTAACAAGACCCCTTGTGTAACCCGCGGATGCGAACCAAGGGAATGCGATGTTATCCGTCAATGCCAAGTTTTTAGTAACTTCTGCTGTTGCTGGTAAATAAATCTGAGTGTTATTAACTGTATCTAAAGTTAATACCCAAGGATAGTAAGTTGCGGTATAGTTAGAATCAATTCCTGTATTTTCTAAATTATCTACAACTCCTTGTGGATAAATTAAACCTTCATTAATGTCATCATATGATGGAAGGAACAAGTTAAAGTCAGGTGTTGTACAAATGTATATTGAGTCCGCTCTATCCGTTTCAACCATATCAATCGCCGTTTCAACAAGATTTGAATTATTAACGTAATCAATACCTGGTGTAACAAATACATTTATGTTTGTTGACTCAGGGTTTGCAAATGTTGACTGTCCCCATAGGTATGCGTAGTAGTCAGTATTTGCCCATCTTTCTTGATTAGGTCCTGATATTTGTTTAAATGCACCCCATCCTGATGCTGTTGGGTATGTTATTGAAGCTTCGGCTCCGTATTTATAACCTGATTGTCCAAGAGCATATGAGTCACCGTTAGTTCTACTTTCTCTATAAACATCCCAACCATCAAAACCACCATAAGCACATACTGTAAATTTACGTGATCTTAATGTGTAGTATGGACTTTCATTATCTTCAGGTTCGCTATTAAATGATGCTACACCTACTTCAAATGCTGATTGTCCTGACGTTGCATATCCTGAAGGAATAGTAACTATAGTTGCTCCACTATCCATATGGAAACCTTTTGTTAAGTAAGCCCAAGATTCACCAGTAGTGTCAGTTCCTAAGTTAGCCGGTAATTGTTTACCTTTATAATCAAAGAAATCATAATCAATACCTGCTGTGTCTGATACCCCTAAATAAACTTTTCTAACAATATCACCATTAGAAATAACCGGGTTATCACCACCATTAGTCGATCCAAACGGAGGATTGTATAACACATCTCCTGGTTGATTATATTTAGTTTTATATATTAGATAAGGGGATGCTGCGTTAGCATATTCTCTAATTACATAACCGTCAAATCCACAAGGAAGTGAATCTATCGGTGCTTCATCATTCATTTGAAGCATAATGTATTTTGATTTAACTTGATACTCTCCATTAGATGTTCCAACTTTTTTAGCAACATAACCATTTAAACTTGGATCCATTGAACAATTTGTGAAACTTTCGATAACAACTGGGTTAGCATCTGTATCGTAGAAATCTCTAACAAAAATATCAAACGTTCCATTAGCAAAAGATATATTACCAATTGAAATTTTAACTAATCTATTCGCTGCGTTTCCATCAGAAATTAAAATAAATTTAAATAGTTTGTAAACTTTATTACCTCTTAATTCTGAAACAATATAAGGTGTTTCAGGTGTTTGGTATTGTTCAAGATAGAAACCAATAGAATCTGTATCTAATGATTCTGCTTTATCTAAAGCGATAAAGTCACAATATAAACCTCTTACTTTACCTAACCTATAACCGCTAGTTAATAAACTAGGATAAACTTCTTCAACAAATAAAGGAACTTCTGTTCTATCTTTTCCAAAATTACTTTTACCAAATACTTTTGAAATGTAATTTGAACTAGTAGATAACAACGATGTTTCAAAACTAAAGGTGTCATTATCATATGTTGTACCTGTAATTACGAATGTTGAATATGGGTTACTTGTAACAGCAGAATAACTTCCTGTACACACCATTGATGCGTCGGTTAAACCTGAAACTTCATATCTTGGTCCATGTTGTGTTGATGAATAAGTTGTGATACCTCTTGATCTTAATGTAGCAACTACTAAATCATCAAAATCAGAGTAAGGTGAACCTGAATAACTTGTGGCGTATACCGTACAAGTCCCTGTGAAATCATTTATTGTTGCCCCCGTACCAATATTACTTAGTGCCGTACCAAACCCATAACCATAATAAGATCCCACACTTGAAACTTTTGAATAGTCAAAAAGTGCGTAATACCAAGGATCGTTAGTTGCTGCAGATAAATTAGCGTTTGCTAGTATTAAATTGTCAACACCTAATACGTTTGTTGTAGCAGAAACGGTATTAGTTAAATAAGTAACACCTGTAACCAAATCAAATGTTCCACCACTTACAGTACCCCAGAAATATGCTTGACCACCTGTTGATCCTGAACCATATTGGTTATAGTTATTAACTTGATTTGATATAAATGTTTGGAAGTCAGCATTTAAAGATGATGTTCCGCCTTCAAAAGTAGTGTAGGTAGAATAAAAATCACTTGACAAAAGTGCCGGTATACTAGTTATAGTAATATTAGCACTTGATCCTGTAGTTCCTGTAAATGATAGTGTTAATGGTCCTGTATTACCAGTTGCAGACACTTTAGATGGGTCAGGATTTGCAATAGTTGTGATTGACCAAGATGGTCCCGCATCATAACCTGACAAACCAAGAATTCTTGTTACAAATAATTGGTTTGATTGTGATAAATACGATTTTGCAATATAAGATGTTTCGTATTTAGGAATTTGAGTATTTACAAATTTTTCAGGACTTGTTCCCCCAAAATAAACTTGATACTCATCGAAGCTTTTAATAAAAATCGGTTCAAATGCAGGACCTTGTAGTGTTTCACCTACAAGACCTAATGTTGTTACACCTACACTTTGAGCCACAAAAGTCAAATCTCTTTCTGATGTGTAAACACCTGGAGATACAAATACTTTGTTAGTTGATGCCATTATTAGTTAAAATTTAGTCATTTATTTTATATATAAATACATCAAGAAAATGCAAAAAACTTGACTTAAACATAATTATTTAATAAGTAGGATAATAAATTCTACCTTTTTTCTGCCTTAACTATTTACTTTAAAAATGAAAAAAATTAAAAATATTAAAATATCAGAAGAGTCACATCAATTACTAAAAGAGTATTGTGAAGAAAAAGGATTGAAGATTTATAAATTTTTAGAAACTTTAATAATTAAAACCTGTCAAAAAGAAAAGGATATATACGGTGAGTAATTAAGTTACTAAATAAGCAACTGTTTTAATTGTCGATTCTTGGGTAACATCATTTTTATTTACATTAATTACTAAAGTATCCCCGTCATTAATTTGTATTTTTTCAATATCTGACCCAACAAAATTACTATTAATAAAAACAGAATAAGATGAAACATTTGTTGTGCTCTCAACAACTATATCTGAACTATATCTAAACACTTCACTTAGTTGAGTATTACCACTAACAAATAATAAATCTAAATCAAAATTATCAGGTCTTGGTGGTTCAATTTTCACCCTTCTTGATTTACTAATTGGATCGACTTCAAACATTGTAACTTGTCTTGAAATTGCGGGTGATACTTGAAATTCCGCTTCGTCAAGTAAAAACCCCATTAGTGTTATTTTATATGTTTGAATATAATATTTTCTTTTTTCAATTTCTTTAACTGATTCGTCTGTAGGGTCTTCTAATTTCATTGGCATATAATGACCTTTGATTTGAACATAAGCCTGTTTTGAAGTAAATTTTTGCATCATAAGTTTATTAAACTCATTTACCTCTCTCATTCTATTACAAAATATTTTTACGTTATAAGTAATATCAACAGGAACTGGTTGTGGTATTTTATAAACATCTGCACCTTTTCTTTGACCATCCCAAGTTGGGACGGTGTAATAATGAAATCTTAATCTATCAGGTATATTAGCGGATCCACCTTGAAATTTACCATATTTAACTTCAGGTTGTCTTACTGTTATTATAAATGGTAATGAAACATTTTTATCTAAATCTTGAAACTTCCAAGTTTCAGTAAATTGAGCCCAACTTTGTGTTGTGATAATTTTATCAACAGTCGGAACTGTTTTACCATCAACAACAAGTTTCATATCATCTTTTATAAAATCTAAAACACCTTTATCTAAATCGGCGTGTAATACACCTTTTGGTAAATAAGTTCCACCATCTATAATATCACCAATAGATTCTAATCTTCTTTCGGGACCTTCTTTTTTTGGTATTAAAGGTAAAAATTTTTTTATTTTTGGTAACGCCATAATTAAATTCCGTTAAATTCGTCAGTTGTTGACGGTGCTGCTATTATTGTTCTGTAATATTTTTTATAACCACCATAAGTATGTTTTAAATCAGAGGTGATTCTTCCATCATTAACAACTGTATAATATCTTACTTTATCTTCAGATTCATAGTAACCTAAATAATCACCTAAAGATATGTCAACAGCAAGTTGATCTAAATGTGATTGGTAAACACTAAACGTCATATTACCTGGCTCGATCTGTGATAATTTACTACCCCCATAATCTTGGTTAGCAGGTGCATCAATTTTAACTAAACCTTTTAAT